TTTAACTCACCACCTGTGGTTAATAAGATACAATTTCTGTAATCTTGCCAATTTACTCTATAATTAGTATCTAATTCACCACTATTTAAAGAACGAATTAAATCATTAAGTGCATTAATAGTGTATAGAGTATTGGATTCCTTTTTTCTATGTAAAAGGATTGTATTATCTAGTATTGTACTAGACATATTGAATGAATCAACATTGTATGTACAGACATATTCATTTGTAGATTCTACAAACAATACAAATATCTTATTAAATAAGATTTGATATTGATCTTTAATCGTATCTACAGTTGATTCTAAGTCTTCCTTAGTAGTAAATGTGCAAAATAATTTGTTTGCCAAATCGTCAAAATTAATTTCGTAATCCATAATAAATATTATATATCTTTTAGAGAATTGTAATTATTACCATATGCAACTTTTACAACGTATTTGTTATTTTCTAATAATTTTTTCACTTCTTTTAAAACCTCTTTACCATCTATTAAAGAATAATCAACTAGGAATGAATCATATGTGTATAATATAACTTTACTTTGTTTATTATCCAAATAATCTATTACTTTTCTTACAGAAATAACATTATTATGTGTTTCTGCTGATTGTATCATGTAGTTTAATACTTTATTAGGTGTTGGGTTTTGTATTTGTTCTTTGGTTAGTATTTTTCCTCCTACTAATTCTAATTTTTCTGTAGCATTGAATAATTCCCACAATTTTTCGACATATTCATTCATTGCTTTAAAGAATGGTATTTCTTTATATTCTTTAAATACACCTCCATATAATTGTTTAAAGGTTAATTCTTTAGATTTAGCATACTCTTCATCAGTTAATTCTTCTTTATTAAAATACATTTTACCTAATTGGTTATGTACTGATTCTTTATCTAAATTAAATCCTATTAAATTAGCTAATATTCTAACATGATAAGCATCATAATCAAATTCAAAAAACATATCATTTTTAGGAATAAATGCAGTTCTAGAGCCATCATTTTTATTTAAAGCAGCGAAGTTAACACCGTTAAAAGAGTTAGTCGGACGAGTAGTAAGGTTATATAAGTTATATTTAGTATACACTGTTTCTCCACGAATAAACCATTCTTTTTCATGGTATTTAAAGTGTTTATCAAAGTAATCCGGGTGGATTTTTAATCCTTGTTCCTCTATTGATTTAAAAACTTTTGGAAAAATGTTATTATAAAACTCGTTTACTTCTGTTGGGATTTTTTTTCTAATTTCTTCGAAGTTTTTTTCTTCTTGCTCGTAAATTTTTGAGATTGGTACCAAGGAAGTACAGAACGGTAAATGTCCATACCTATCATAAGTACGGGACCTAATAGGAGTATAATCCAAGTTGTTGTTGTCATAGGGTATGTCTATTAATTTAGGTGAATCAAAGAAATATAAACATTCTTTTTTATTTGTAATATAAATTTTTTCATATTTACTTTCTATCCATTCTATTACTTTATTAAAATCTAATTTAAATGCTTCAGAGTGATCAATAGGAAATATGTATCCTTTATTGTTTAAAGTTTTAAAATATATTAAACATGGTGAAGTTAATGCAGAATGGTATTTATCATTCATAGGAATGATCCTTATATAACACTCATCACCTGAACAATATAATCTGTTTAATTGTTCCTCTGTCTCAACAATATAATACATAACCTTTTATTCACAATTTAGTAACCTCCTCCTGTTGTTGGAGATGTAAATGTACTAATTTGAGGTGGGGGATCCACAGATTCTTGTGGTTGTTGTTGTAGTTGTATTGGTAATACTGGTATTGAACCTATATTTCCTAAAGCTTTATTTATTAATGTATTAACTTGTCTTTGAACAATCACACTAGTTGGTAAAAGTATTTTATTTTGTGATTGGGTATGCGTTGCTCCATCCATTATTACTCCATTAGCCATTATATGATAATTACCTACATAGTTACTACCATCTAATTTAACTATAAATTCACTCCCACTTGTATATTGATTTGATATTAATTCTAAATTAGGTTGAACTGCGAATTGAATTAAATTTGACAAATATCCTTTTATACCTTTAAATTCTTTATTAGTAAAGTTAACTAATCTCTTATTAGTATCCACTATTCCTGCACTAACTATTCCATTTGGGTTTCTTGTATCGTTAAGGGGACCAGATATTTTCCAAAATATTTTTACTACTTGCCATAAAGCATAATTATATTCTCCACTCTGTGTAATTATATCATTATAGGCTGATTGATTTATTTCTAATATACGAGATGGTATTTCATTTCTTTTTTTAGCAAAATATCTTTCAATTTGTCCTCTTTTATAATCTTTTCCTTTAGGTTGAGGAATAAATGAAGTTGGATTTTTACCATATTCAAATAACTCTTGATTTTGAGGACGTAAATTAGAATATTCTAAATTAGTAGGTGTATTTACAACTTGATTTGGTGATTCATCTCTAGGGACTATACCTAACAATTGTTTTGTTGGTTCTAATGGAGTATTCCCACTATAAATTTGCCCATTAAATAATTGGTGGTAAGGACCACTATATGGTTTACCAGTAGAGTCAATAAATTCTCCACCATTAGTAAATAAATTATTATTTGTTAAGGATTTAGGTATATAAGTCATTAGTTAGATCTTGATATTACTTGTCCTCTTAATACAGTATACCATTTATTATTTTCAACTTCATGGTTTATAGAAAATACGGCAAAATCAATCCTATCCCTATATTGTTTAGGTAATCTATTATTTGGTATCCTAAATGCACTATAAGGTAAAATACCTGATATTCCATCTATTTTAATACTATACTCTATAGGAATAACAGTACTAGGTCTATCATTAATCGCTGGGAAGAAACTAGGTTTTGCTAGATCCCCAATTAAACTTAAAGTTGTTACTTGTTTAGGCGCTTTAATAATTTTATTTTGTAAATCAGTATATAAAGTAGTTACCTGTGAGATTGTTCCTCTTTTTATGTTTCCAAAACCATAAACACTTATTAAATGGTTATATAATTTTTTATAAGGTAAATTATTAATTTTAGGTTCACCAAATATATCATTTCTTCCTACAGGAGCTATTTTTTCCTTAGCAAATCTATCTACGGCACCCCCACTAAAATATTGATATGATAACACATCATCAGGAAAGTCTTTTATAGAATCACTTGCTTGGGCCCCTATTACTATTTGGGATGCTAATTTAGGGGATAATTTAGTATTAAAACTATAATCATATATTAAAGAATTTGTACCAAAATTAGGAATTGTTATTACTTCATTTTCTTTAGTTTGTTCGGGTAATACGTTTTCATCAATAATTCTTATGCAATTACTATCTTTATCATGAAAAGGTCTAAATGAATTTACTTTACCCAAAGAAACATTAACACCATCTAAAATTTGAGTTATGTAATCCATTAAATTTACATCAGGATTATTATTACTATTAGATAATCCTTTTAAAGTATTAATAGCAAAATCTATATTAATTAAAATATTAAATAATTTACCTTCAAAAGAGGGTATATTCCTAGGAAAAGCTTCAGAAGTTAATATATTTGCACTTTCTAAAATGGGATAGTTAGTGAATATATTATTAAAAAAGAAATTTTGATATTCTAGGGTAGTAGTATAGGGGATTAAACATTTAGAAGGATCTATGCTAGCTCTTAAAGAAGGGGTTTTAATTATTGTATTTTCAGGATTATAATCTAAATATACTACAGGTTTAGAATTATCTTTTGTACCTTCAGAAAAAATTCCAAAATGTTGGATTAATGTAAATAAATGTCCTAATGTAATATAGTGTAAAGGTTCTTTTGAATCGTCAATAGTGGATTGGGTTGAATATGCTTTATATAAATTACTACTAATATTAGGTATTTCAGTATCATAACCAGAAATAAATTGATGAGCATTTCCTTTTTTAACATTTATATTATCACTTTGTATGTTATCTTCGACAAACTTAGGACCTTTATATTTAGTTTTTTCGAATAATCCATTTAGATATTCCCCATAAGTTTTTGTTTCCCGTTTGTTTGATATATATACAAAACTACTTAATTCAACTTCAACAAATTGGTTGCTAAGATTTGTATCACTACCTATAGATTGAGAGAGTCTTAAACTTTTTATTGCATCAGATGCTCTTATAATAAAACCTTTAATTCCTGATAGTGCACTTTCTAAATAAGAAGTATAATTTCCATAAGATTCGTCTGTTTCATCTGTAAAAATATCAAAATTAGTAGCACCAGCTGTATTTATTTTTAAGGATTCAACTATACCACCAGAACCCATTACTTGTATTTTACAATTATAAGAACCATCATTATTAGCTGTCCAATCAAAATTATAAACTTTACCTAATAAACATTCATAATTACCTTGTGTATTTTTTCTTTTAAGTGTAGCTTTTTTTAATAAATCATCTCTATCATTTATTCCAAAAAAATTAATAAGGGAAGGATTTGATTCAAAAGTACCATCATTTTTAATATAATTTGAATGTCCCCATTCTAAAAATACACTACATCCTAAACTCATATAAAGTTTAGTCATTGTATCTAATTGCCCTAAATCATAACAGACAAATTCTATATCTGCTTGCATTAAAGTTTGCCATTTACCTCCTGTACCAATTGATACATTAACAATACCAGGCATGGGTTTAAAACCTAAATCATCATCTGTACCTTTTTTATAAGTTTCACTAAATCCTTTTTTTAATGTCCTATCTTTATTTAAAGTACCTCCTTGTAAAACATTATTTCTAGCTAAAGCAGAAGAATCTCCTATATTAACACTAGAACTTAATCTAAAGAAAATATTTCTATTAGTTAAAAATTGTAGGGTTTTATTGTCTCTATTTTTATTAAAAAGAGTTTCACCTCTTTTTTTTATTTGAGTATTAATATAATCAGGGAATCCTGAACCTACAATATTTTTAAAGGTGGATTTTTTTCCAATAGCCATAACATTTTAAGAATTTAAATCGTTAAACTCCTGAACAGCATTACTTAAGTTACCAGGTATTCTTAATTGAAAACCAGGTGGTGTAAATAGTGAATCACCAGGTAAATCATTTGCCATTGCAACTACCCACCATAATGTAGAATCACCAAAAAAATCATTAGCTATTAAATCTAGTCTATCTGTAGCTTGAGTTATAATATAAAAATCATCATTTGAAGTAGCAACAGAAGGATATTTAGTTGGTAAGTAAATTACTTTACCATTATCTGTAGTGTATGTTTCTATGTTCTCGTATCTTCTTGCCATATTAATCTAATGGTGCTCCAAATGACCCTTGTCCTACTTCAACTGTACCCACTCTACCCCCTCTACCACCTAGATACTTATTGTTTAATTGTGTCAATAGTATTGGTGTATTAACTTGATTAGTTGAGGTAAATGAAGTTTGAGGTAAAACATTAAGTATTGGTTTAAATTGAACCCCTATATCCATTATTTGTGGTGTTTCTAACATATCTTTACTTTCATCTCCCATTGCTATTTCCCAAGCATATTGATCATCAACACTTAATTGTAATGATTCTAATATACCAGGTGTTCTAACAAATAAATCACCTATAGTTAATTTAGTAATATTACCTCTCATAAACCCTGATGAACTATAACTTGGATATAAAGTAGATAATAAGTAATTTAATTTTCTATATAAAAATTTCATTTCTTGTTTTGATTGTGCAGCTATTTTAAAATTAAAATTAACTGTTCTATCAAAACCTTGGTATGTATAAAAATTTTCTCCTCTACCTGCATAACGACTTGGTGTCCATTCAGCATTATGACTATCATTATATCCACTTAAAAATGCTCTAAAAAATGTTGCTTTAGTACTAGTTGTATTATCATTATCTATAGTTTCAAAAGCAAACTTAATTAAATCTTTAGGGAATGGGGATTTTGTACCACCAATACCATCAGCATCAGTTCTATCCTTAACATCTGTTAAATTAATTGAATCTTGCCCACTTGCAAATACATCATTTATATTTGTTCTTAGGTTAGCAGGCCTAGCTCCAGGATTTCCTATACCAACTCTAGTAGTAATATTATTATTAGTATAATCACTTTTAGCTATACCACTCGAATCAAGTACATCATTTCTAAAATCGGTAACTCCTAAAGTTCCAGGTAATGATTGTTGTCTTCTTTTAATTGCATCATAACCCATAAAGTTATTAAATAATACAACATCTTGGTTTGGGTTTGAATTTGCTCTAATATAATCACCAGAATTTTGTTGAGCTAAAGTACCTATATCTCCATTTTCTATTTTATTTTTACTTTCAGTAATATTAAATACAGAAGATAATCCTAATAAATTAGAGAAATTAATTTCTGTTATAGGTCTAGCTTGAATAATATTACCTTTTACATCTCTTGTAAAATTAGGTCCTATAAATGTTGGAGCATTTTGTGTATTAATAGGGGCACCTAAACTATTTGTAGCTCTCTTAATTATTGTACTTCCTAATCCATAAACAGAACCTGGTCCACCTACATAGAAAAATAATTCTCCATCATTAAATGTATTAATCCCTAAATCACTTGCTATAGCACTATCAAAAGGGCTTTCACCTGTAGCTCTATTATTAATTTTAAAAGTAGTTAAGCTAACTAACCTATTTTGTTTTGTTGATTTATGAGAAACAACATATTCATATTTGTTTTGTGCAAATTCTAAATCTTGAACAGTTGTTCCTGCATTTGGGTGATGAAAACCAGTTCCTCCTTCAGCGATCTGCGTCATTAAGTTTCTTCCATCACTATATGCTCTAGTATTTGAAAAACCACCTGATTTACCTGACTCTATATTAGGATTAGAAAACATTAATCCTTTTTGTTTATCTAAAAATGCTTTACCTTGTGGGTAAGATAATAAAAACCTATCAATCCTAGCAAAGTCTTCTCTAGCAGCAAGTTCTTCATATGAACCACCTCTAATTGGGTAATCCAAACTAAGAGCTTCTGTAGATAAAGAATTTAGTTGGTCAGTAGTAGCAGGGGCAGTTCTTTTTATAAAAGGTTGCCCTGAAAAACCACCACCTCTAATATCTTTATCATACCTTAAGTCGGTAAGATTAGATGTTAGATCTTTTAACATTATTTTGGTAAGTTATCTACGTACTTTGAAGGTGTTATACCATCTAAATCTAATGCAGATGGGACTGGTTTATTATCTATATTTGGGTTACCATTAATAGAATACTCATCGTGTAATTGAGAGTTAGATAATTTATCTAAATTATTTTGTGTTTCACCTTTTGTACCTAAAGTAGATGTTATTTGTGTTCCTAAAATTGCCATAATATTAATTTTTATTTATGAATGAACATAAGTTCCTGCGCCTGTATATCGTAATATTGTATCGGTACCACTTGTTGTTACTTGAGGTGATCCTGTTGTAGTTCCACTATAAGCAGAAGTAGGGAGTCTAAGTACTACTAATCCAGAGCCACCACTACTAGCAGTTTGGGGATTTTGAGCGACACCACCTCCACCTCCGCCACCTAATGCACCTCCACCAGCTCCTCCAGTATTATAACCTCCACATCCACCTCCACCTGATCCTCCAGGTACACCATTTACGTTAGGTACGTTACAATTACTTGCTCCACCACCACCATATGTGACACCAGTTCCAGTAATGTCTATTGATAAACCAGCTCCACCAGGTCCATTTCCAGGTTGAGATTGAGAATATGAATTTGAAGGGGTACCACCAGCGGCACCAACACCTCCACCTCCTCCTCCTTGAGCAACATTATATCTCCCACCACCTCCTGGGACACCTCCTCCATTAAATCCTTGGCAGGTTGCACCTCCACCTCCTCCAGCACTTCCTTGGTCATTATAAAAACCTACAACAATACCACCACCACCTGATCCTCCACTTTGTCCAGGGGCTCTATTAGGACCCGGTTGTCCATATATTGCACCTCCTCCTCCTCCTGCAGAGCAAATTACAGATGATCCTTGATGACAGATATAAGAGTTTACACCATTACAACCCCATAGTGGTTGTGGGTTACCTATATCTCTAGGGCTATATCCTGTTGCACCAGCTCCAATTGCTATTGTATATGTACCTGGTGCTACTGTAATTCCATCTTCAGCTCCACATCCTCTACCAGATGTAGATCCATAAGAAACTCTCATACCTCCAGAACCACCACCACCTCGTCCACCTCCGGCACCTCCAGCTAATACTAAAAAGTCCATTGTTATTGGATCATATCCGTAAAATTCACTCATAGCATCAGGTGAAGAAAAACCTGCTGTTGAAGATAAGCTTCTTAAAGAAACATTATTATCTGTACTATTTCCCTCTACTTCTTGGTTAATTGTTGCTCTTAAACATAAGGGTCCTGAACCTGGTATTGCCATTTTATTTTAAATTTTTTAATTAATTAAGTAATATCCCATTGTTGTGTATCTTCATTCCACATTACAACGCTTCCACTTTGAAATTGTTCATCTGGAAATTCTGCAGGACACTCCCATCTACATGTTGTTTCGTTTAATGTCCAACTAGGATAAGGTTGTCTAAAGTAAAAAGCATCTCTAGAACTATCCCATACGGAACTACCGGATCCTGCGAAATTTTTTCTAAAAGAACCAGATTGATCATCACTTGGGCTTCCATCATCATCATAATGTGTTCCTCCAAACGTATTATAAGACGTTTGAACCCAATTCCTATGTCCATATATAGATTCTAAAAGATCTATTCCATTATTCTCCTGTTCTGCGTTATTTTCATCTAATAAAGAATCATTATTAACAACAATTACGTTAATAACATTGTTATTTTCATCTATTTCCGCAAAATGTGCCATATTATAATTTATTTGTTTTTGCTGGTTATAAATATTTAAATACTATATTTTCTTGTATTAACTGCTAATGATGGTTGTAATCTATTTGATACCCTACCACCATCTAAGTTAATTTGTGCTTGTGATGCTCCGTCTCTTACTGCTTTTGCGATAGCATTAATATCACCAGATGATAACATAGAGTTTCTTCCACCTCTTAATGGTATAACCGCTTCAGGTCCTGCTTCTCCAATTAATGCATAAGTTGGAGAGGTTACTATACCACCTGTAGCCATAGGTGTAGCACTTTGTTTAATTTGTCTACTAATTATTCCAGCTCCAAGTCCTGCAACTGCTAAACCTCCTAAAACTTTTGCTATATTTCCACTAAATGCCGCTGTAAAGAATGCACCAATAGCAGACATTATTAAATTACCTTTTAAAATAGCAGCAGAAAAAGCGGCAGCAGCTAAGGGAGCCCTTAACTCATAAAATCCTTCTACCATTAAATTAACTACTTTTAAAATACTTGATGTAGCTCTTAAAATAGGTTCAATTAATACTGCTGATAATTCTGTTATTTTTTGAAGTGATTTACCTATTGATTCTTGGTTTTTTAAAGTTTCTAAATCAGATAATCTTTTGCTTTCTCTATCAACTGCAGACATTTTATTTAAGGCATTTTGTTGATTAACCATATTGGATAATGCTTCAACATCTAAACCTAAAGTTTCTGCTATTGCCTGTTGTTCAATTCTAGTACCTGTAGTAAATGAATTGATTAATTCTTGGTTCTTTCCTATTTCTTCTGTAAGACCAGCTAAATTATTGGTTAAAGCAAAAAACCTTGCTCTTTCTAAGTTAATTTGTTTTCCAGTAAGTAATTCAGCTTGAAATTCAGCAGCAATAGAAGATTCAATATCTAAAAGATTATCTGCTATACTATTTACTTGGTTTAACTCTAAACCTAATGATTTTGCAGCTGAAGCTGCTCTAACTATGGCATCTACTTGATTATCAAAATTTATTGCTATAAATGAAGAAATTTGACCAACTTGTTCTAATATTTGTTTTTGAGATAATAATGGGTTTATTGATGATATAGACCTATCTAATATTTCTTCAAAATTTTGATTATTTAATTCACTAAAAAATGCTAATCTTCCAGCTTGTTCTGCAGTTAATCCTACAGCTTCAACTAAGTCTGATGCTTGTCCTAAAGTTGCTGGGCTAAATAAAGCATTAATGTTAAGTCCAAATTGGGTTACTAAAGCATTAGCTGTTTTTAATACATCAGCTTGAGTTGAAAACTCTCCTGATAAAGTTGATGCAGCAGGTAATGCTTCTCCTAGATTTCTTGTTAAATTAACTTGTTCTTCATTAATTTTAGAAAATGAAGCAAATAATTGAGCAAAAAGTCCTGAAATTAATATGGTTGGTGAAAGTAAAGATTTACCTAAAGAACCTGCTATTATATCTATTGATTCTAAATCACTAATTTCACCATTAGTATCTTTAAGTATTTTTTCTATATCTTCTAAAGCATCACTAGCTGCACTCCCTAACCCTGGTATAGCCCCTAATATATTTAAAAAATCACGAGTACCTGCAAATTGTTTAGATATTTTTGTTTGATTATCTAATTGTGTCCTATTTTGTTCAATTAATGTATCATTAAAGAAAATTAATCTAGTAGTGTCATCTAGTTGATTACTTAAAATGTCATCTCTATCTTTTTCTAAATCTGCTAATTTCTTTTTTTCATTTAATAATTCTGTTACCTTTTTACCTTCAAGATCTCTACCTTCATCAATTTCATTAGCCAAATCTCTTTGTTTAATTAATGAAGCTACAACTAATCCATTTTGAATTTTGGCTAAATCAAGTTGATCTCGTTGAGTTTTAGTAAGGTTACTCTGTAAATCATTATTTTGCCTTTCAAATTTATTGATTTTAGCCAATAATTTTCCTCTTGATATATTTAATCTATTTAGATTACCTATATTTGCTATATTATCCTGGTAAGTTTTATTTAAATCCTTAGCATTTTTTAATAAATCTCTATCAAATTCAGAACTTTCTTTATTAATCTTTAATATTTCTTTTATAGAATCAACAGACCCAGCAGTCATAGAGATTTGATCTCCTCTAAGATTTTTAATATCCGTTAAGAGGTTTTTTAAATCCTGGGCGTTTTTTACGTCTTGTTTTGATGCCATTTATTATGTTTTATCATATATAAATATAAAAAATGCCTACTTTTTAGTAGGCATTGAACTATTATATACATTAGATGGATTTATATCCGGCTTATGTATTTTTGAATCGTTTTTTAATGTATTGGTTTGTTTATTTTGAGCTTCTTCTTTATTTTTATAATGTTCTTCTAACTTTTTATAAGTAAATTTTCGAAGCCAAATAGGCATATTGTATATAGTATGCCAATCATAACCACCTTGACCATGAAATACTATTTCGTGGATTTGAGAAAATAAACCAGATCTATATTCTTGCGTCAGGCCAAAAAAAGGTAGTATCAATTGGTATATTGATGCCCTCCTTCACATCTTCACCAGTGTATACCATTTCCACATCTGGAGCTACCCTTACAATTTCTTGACGTAAAGCTCTAGAATCTCTGGCTAATAAATAATTGTCTACAAATTCTCTAATTGTTTTCTTTTCTCTATCTCCCTCTACTGATGTTATTATGTGTTTTAATCTAGTAGTAGATTCAGGATTAGAATCTTTTTTAATCTTTTTTAAACCTTCTATTTCTCTATCAATAGCTTTTTCATCACCATGTGTTAATAATTTAAATGTAAGTGATGTTTTAGAGTGGGGTAAAATAAATTCAAATTCATTTATACCTTTTTCTTTTAAATCTTTAAGACTTAAATTTTTATCTTCCAATGTAGTTAAATCTATTTCAAATTCTTCTAATCTGTTTGTTGTTGGGTTTGTAGTTCTAAAACTATACTCTTTACCATAACCTAATACACGTGATGCTATCAATAAAGCATTTTTATCTCCTGTAATTATATCATTATAATTTACTTTAGATATTATTAAGGCTTCTATTAATTTATCTAATACAATACCTTTTTGAATATAATTAGTATTAGTTAAAATATCTTCTTCTTTGGCAGTCATATATTTCATTTCTATTTTACCAGAAGATAATGGGTTATCCTTAGGATAAATTAATCCTTTAGATGGTAATTCAACAACTTCGGTTGGGAATTTAAATTTTGATTCTGTAACTTTTTCTTCCATACTTAATAACTTATTTTTTTACGGATATAAATATATAAAAAACAAAAATGGTGCCAAAATAGGCACCATTCTCAAAGGTATGGAGGGTTGGGTAATTAAAAGTTTAATATACAATAATCCATTGCAATAGTGATATCTAAGTTGATAGCTGCGTCAGCTGACCAATCATA